CGTCTGCGATACCTCGCGAGCAAGGGTTGCCCCCCCATAGAGACGGCCAAGGGCTGGCTTCACGTAATGCGGTATTTTCTGGGCTTCCATTACATCCTCCATGCGAGATAGAGGCCGATCAAACAGACCAGCAGGATTGTCAGGAGAGTTGAGAGAATGGCGGCGGCGAAAGGGCTCATCGCTCACCCTTCTCTATTCGTGTCGGGAAGGTCTTTTCGTCCCTCTGCCGCTGCGTCAGCCTTAACCAGTACTGGCGCAATTTCTGCCACGCTGCTTGCAAAAGGCGTTCCAGCCAGAGCATCCGCGATGCCAAGAAGTTTCGAATTGCGCGCATGGGCTAGTTCCCTCTCAGCCGCATAGGCTTTTTCTGATGCTTCAAGCGCCGCTTTGTAGGCGCGAGCGATGGCCGCATATGCGGAAACAGGCATATCTTTGATTGATCGATAGCGGAGGCGATGCATCCAAGATGCCGGAGCGCCATACATGCGCTCGGCCCGGTGCATGGCAGCGTCAACGGTATCACCCGGCCCCCGGTAGGTACTTTGAAGGATGAAATCACTCATCCCTCTGGCGCTGCTGACAAACTCGACACTCATTTTGTCAGATCCTTCAAAACCTTTGTCGGACATTGCAAAGCTCTCCAGCTACGTTTCAGGACAGCAAAGAGAGCCTGAGACGAAACGAGAGCAGGAGTTGAGGTTTGGAGCACATCGGGCATGCCGCATGGCGCGTTTTGCAGAACGCACGAAAAGCAGCGATTGCCCGAAACGAAAAAGGCGCGGGTACCGAAATGCACAGCGCAGAGGGTGTTCCAGGTATTTCTGCCTTGAACGCTGCGCTTCGCCCGGAGGCACCCGCTACCGTCGAATATCCGGGCGAACGGAAAAGATCGCGGCACAAAGGACGCTCGACGGGTTCTTGAATTGGAAATTGAGCGAGGCTTGTTCCTCATCGCCGCCCCTCGCTCGAAAAGGGAGCCGCGCCACGCTTATTGAAGGTGGCGCGGCTTTCTTCGTCAGTGTGGGAGGAGTTCACCAACGAATGGAAATTCTGCAATGCATGTGCATGCGTGCGACCGCTCGCGCTCCTGCCGGTCTTACGGCAAGAGGCAATAAATGTTCCGTCATGGGTCGGGAAAACGGTCGCAGTCATGGCTTACGACATCCCCAATGCGTCCATGTAAAGCTGAAGCATCGCTTCTTCTTCCTGACGCTCATGGTCTTCCTTGCGGCGCAGACGGACGATTTCGCGGACAATCTTCTTATCGAAGCCGCTGCCATTGGCTCCCGCGTAAACCTCCTTGATATCCTCGCCTATGGTTCGCTTTTCTTCCTCGAGACGTTCAATTCTCTCGATGAAGGCCCGAAGCTGGCCAACGGCAATCGTCTGCGCTTCCGATGTGATATCGTCGCTCATTACACGGTTCCTGATAGGGTTGAAGGTTGCGGTTGTCGCGCAGAGGCTCGAACCTCTTTGCGGGATCGATGCGAGGCGAGCCACACATACGTGACCCCCTTTAGTCCTCGCTTTGAACACGCTGAAACAACCTTATCCCAATGCTCAGGAGCGATGCTGTCGCGCCGTCGCATCTGCCTCGCCGCTTCGTATCCGCAGCCAACATCCCGGGCGAAATCTGAAATTTTGCCCCAGCTATCAATCAGGTCGGTAATAGTGTCTGGCGTGTTCATCATGATTGCATCGTACATAACGTACGACAGCAATGCAACACAAATCGTACACTATGAACGACAATACTAAGTCATAATGTACGAATGGAACCGAAAGACCGTTTGAAAGAAGCGCGCATTAAAGCCGGGTTTGAAACCCCGAGTGATGCCGCACGTGTGCTCAAAGAGATCAATAAGAACACTCTGATAAGCAACGAGAACGGAAATCGTCCAATCTCGCGCAAAGCAGCCGAAAAATACGGTGAATTGTTCGGCGTTGATCCCGGTTGGATACTTTTTGGTGAAGGTGGCTCACCCGAAGATAAAATTAGCGGGGCAACACAGATAGAAGCCATGTTGCGCCGCATCAAAGGGCTGAACGATCAAGACATACTTGTCGTGATGAGCGTCATTATGAACGCAATTCGCGTGAATGGCGACGAACAAGAACAAACTCAGCCTGATGATCAATCTGGACTGACCACTGACCACCATAAAGTGAAGCCATAGTTTCAGCTAACTCGTTGGCTTTGAACTCAGCCTTTCTCATTGCGGTAAGAAGCCCACCATTCAGCGTGGCAACGCGCAATAATTCCAGCCTATCACCTTCCTTACCCGGCTGAATGGTTACGAATTTAATCATTCACTCCTCTCGCCGCTATATCTTTTCCATGTCCGCCACTTCTGGCGGCAACCTGTCACCATGTGCGAAGATGAGCTTCGGTTCTTCATAATCGCCGGTATCGGCATCACCCTTGCTCACAAAGGCAACGACAGCGGGTTTGATTGATGCCAGCTTTTCCGCGACCCGGCGCGCATGGCTTGCATCTTTCGCCAGAAATGGCGCATCAGCATTGATTTTGCCCTTGGGTGCCTTGCTATATGCCTGCACCACGTACTGCGTTTGCATGCTCATACTCATTACTCCCTGTACGCTTGTTATGTGCGACAGGATGACTCAGAAAACGGAACAGAACAAGAACATTCTTGACGAAAGGTTAACGACATTTTGCCGCCGCTAGATGTTGTGGATTGGTATGGGATAACGCTCTGTATGAAGAAGTTAACTTGGATCCTCGATCCACGAAAAGGGGCGGTGCAGTTCTGTTCCGTCCGGCATTGGGAGCGGATTGGGAAACTGCGCGGCAGTAAGGTGCGCGGTCCGGATATGCCGATAAAACGTTGCAACAGACTTCAGACCTGCAGCGGGATTAGATACTGGCGAAAGGATACCCACCTTCTTCCCGGCCTCCTGAACAGCAATGCGAATTGGCTCCACCAAGTCAGTGTCATTTGTTATGACCGCCGCAGCCTCAAACTTATTTTGGAAGGCATCCCTAACGAGATGTGCACCTAAATTTACATCGCTTCCCTTTTCTTCAGTCTTCACAATCTTGACTACATTCGGCCAAGGCAAAAAAAGAGGCTTCCCGTTACCTTCCGGATATGGGCACAAATGCGCATAGCTCTTGTTGACTTGAAAATTTCCAAAATGAGCCGAAATTTCCGGTATTGTTGACAGAGCGTCCAGATAGATTTGTTGATTTTTTGGAGCGTCTGGCTTTACACGGGCCGAAACTCGGGCGGTGTAATAGTTCACCTGAACAACGTCATTGGCGCCATCTAGCACTTCTTGAGCTAGCGCCTTGAGGTTCAACCATTTAAACTGAGGGTTCGGCTTCAACAGCCTGTAATACAAATTGAACCCATCGACGTATACAAATGTGCGCATACCCCACCCAGATAAGCAAAAGCTGCCTTGGATTTCTCCTTAGCAGCTTTTGAGCCTATGGCACGCCATAGGTTGGTTATGTCTCCTATATGGCTATACGTTGTGTATTACACAACACCTAATTTCCAAAGCGAGACAAATATGATAAACCAAATTTAAATTTAAATTTGGTTTATCATATTCTTGGGCACTTTTCAAGTCTCCTAACTAATTGATTTTATTGATAACATTGATTAAAGCTTGCGCCTTACATTTGTTCAGATTATGAAATGAGACATGGCGGAAGACAACCTTTCTTTTTTCGAGCGAAGGCTTGAGCGTGAAATTGCATCTCTGGATGCTGATATCGAACGACTCAAGGCCGAGAAAATTGCTTTGATGAAGCAGCTTGCGAAGGCTCGCGCCGACCGCGAGGGGCTTCAGTTCACCACGCGTAAAAACAGCATGCCTCGTGTTTTGGCCGAAAACGCCGTTATCAAAGCTTTAAAAGCGTCTGGCAGGGACATGAAGGTATTGGAACTTCTTAAGGAAGCCCGGAGCATGAATTCCGAGCTTAAAGAGTCTACCTTCCGCACCTACCTGAATAGGATGAAGATAAAGGGGATGATCCGCCCCGGCAAATATGTTGGTGAATGGCGTCTCCCGTGATCTGCAATTAATTGCAAACTCCGCCCCGCCCCGCTTCGGCGGGGTTTTTCATTTCCAGCCTTGGATATCTGGGCTATCCTGGTACGATGATGACGCCCGAAACCTTGCAGCATTGCCTTGATGATATCGGCTGGACGCCTGACATACTGGCGCGCAAGCTGGAGTGTCATGTGTCACTTGTTGACGCTTGGTTATCGGGCGAGATGGAAATGCCACTTAAAGCATCCGCTTGGCTCACAACGCTGGCGGCGTGCCATCGCGCCGCCGAAGAAGGAAGGCCTACTTCCTTAAAGGGCAAGAAAGCCCCGTCCTGAAGCGCGCCACGCGCTGCGGTTCACATAACCACCTCCCCTGTTCCATAATTAACCCCTGCCGTCCGATCCAAGACGACAGGGGTTTTTGCATTCTCACGAAACCCTTTCGGGGCGCACTGATTCTACCACGGCGCGGGCGGGCGTCAAAACTAATCGTACATTTTGCACTATTATCGTACATTTTGTACTTGACTGTCGTTCGTACGTTTTGTACGGTTACCTCAACAAACGAGTTGGGAGTTTCCAAATGAACATTGCAGTTCAACTTACACATACCGACTTTGCCAACGCCCTTTCCGGGCTGACGAACTCCGTCAAGAAGCCACGTTTCCTTTCAGACGTTCTGGAAATCAAACAGGCTCGCGGCGACGACGATATCGCCTTCTTCAAGCTGCAATGCCGCATGTTTCAGTCCCGCTTTGGCGCGACAATTGAAGGTGCTCACAAAACAGCCCTCAAGGGTGACGCAGCCCTGCGCATCTTCGCGGAAATGCTTGAGGAGTTCATGTGATGCCGGACCACCTCACCGAAACCGAGGTCAGGCGGCTGATCGCCGAGATTGAGCATCGTCTCAAAACCGATCCGCACGTACCGACCCGCCGCTATCTCGCCGAAAAGCTTTTCGAACTCACCGACCTTCTACAGGAACAGGAAGGAATTGCAGCATGACGCATACATACGAATACTGGACCGCCGCGCTTGCTAATCCTGAACAGATCGGGAAGTGCCTTCCTGTTCACGAAGGCGATGCGCAGCCCGGTTTTTACCGCAAGCGCAACGGCAAGGATGGGCCTTGGCTACCGGTCGCAATCTGGGAGCAGGACGGCCAGCTTGTTGCAAAAATTGGCGACAAGATGGGTGACCCGGTTGACCTCTGGTCATGGGTTTGCCGTTTCCCTGTTTCCGAGGCGGCATATCGCAAGGCCGTAGATGGCAAAGGTTGGGATGATGACGCGCCCGTCGCGTCTATCGGTCATAATCTGCCGGATGATCCCCATGAAGCGCTTAAGCTGGAATTTCAGGCCGAGAAGGAATTGGCCGATACCTTCCTGAAAACGCCTATCACCACTCAGGAGCAGGCCGATAAGGCGGCGGTTTGGTCGAAGAAGCTGACCGGGATCGCCAAGAAGGCGACCGATCTGCACAAGGTCGAAAAGCAGCCTCATTTGGACGCGGGCCGCGCTGTGGATGACAAATGGCGCGACCTCAAGGAAGAACCCGCCGACTTATCCAAGAAGCTCAAGCGCCATATGGACGCATTCCTGATCGAGCAGCAGCGCCTTGAAAACGAGCGCCGCCGTAAGGAGCAAGAGGAAGCCGACCGCCTCCGCCGTGAGGCTGATGAACGCGCCCGCGCCGCTGAGCAAGGCAACGATGAAACGGCCATGGCCGAAGCCGAACAGCTAAAGGCAGAAGCTGCCGAGCGTGAAAAGGCCGCACAGGCCACGAATGCGCAAGCTGGTCGCACTGGGACAAAGGTCAGCCTTCGCACTTTCGTCTCTGCCCGGATCGTTGATTACGACAAGGCTTTGGTTGCCCTGAAAGATCACCCCGAAATGAAAGCTCTTGTCGAGCAGCTTGCCAACCGTGCGGTTCGCGCCGGTATCGAGGTTGCTGGCGTTGAGCGCTTTCAAGAGCAGAGGGCCGCATAATGAACGCTGTAGCTCATCACGAAAGCAACCGCCTCCCATCATTGCCAGCAGGAGGCAGGGTTAGCGCAATCGTCCCGCAGGATTTTGACGGCGCATGGCGGATCGCGTCAGCCGTTTGCAAGGCAGGCATGGCCCCGAAGGGGCTAGAAACGCCAGAAAAAGCCATGGTCGCAATCATGCACGGCATGGAAGTGGGGTTGACCCCGATGGCGGCTTTACAATCGATTGCTGTCATCAACAGCCGTGCCACACTCTGGGGTGATGGTGCTCTCGGTCTGGTTCAAGCTTCCGGTAAGATGGAAAGCTTCAAGGAATGGTTTGAAGGCACCGGAGATAGCCGCAAGGCTCTCTGCCTCGTCAAGCGAAAAGGCGACCCAGAGGCCAAACTTGGCGAATTCTCCGTTGCCGATGCACGCAAGGCGTCGCTCTGGGGCAAGTCTGGCCCATGGTCACAGTATTCAGACCGCATGTTGAAGATGCGAGCCCGCGCTTTTGCATTGCGTGACGGCTTCTCGGATGTTCTTCGCGGGCTCGGCATTGCGGAAGAAGTGCAGGACATTCCGGCCCAGCAGGAGGCGGTCAACGTCACGCCACCATCACCACCCAGCCCGCCTTCCCCGCCATCGCCTGCCATTGTTGCGTCGAAAGAGGAAGTCGTTGAGGAAGCCGAAATCGTCAATGACCATGAGGCCTTCGACATTGAAGCCTTCTTGTCCGAAGTCGATGAAGCCATGGCGACCGGCAAGACTGAGGAAGAAATTGTAGAAATCTGGGACGGCTTCGACGTTGAAGCGACCTTGACCGAGGATGAAGAAGCGCTTCAGCGTGCCTTTGACCTTCGCAAGCACCAGATTGCCCGCGTTCTTCGCGCAATGCTCAACTCTCACCCTGTCAACGCGGGGTGAGCCATGAGCAAGCGAGAAAAGCCCGTCTATGGTTTCGTCCGCAAGGGGAATGCCCTTGTTCCGGCCATGGAGTTCGATATGGCCGCACTGGACAGCATTCGCAATGGTGAACTGGTCAAGGTTGAAATCAAACAGTTCCGAAACGTCCCCCGCCATCGTGCCTATTGGGCCATGGTACAGGAAGTCGTTGACGGCTACGGTTTGAATTATAGCGCCGACCGCCTGCATGAAATCATTAAACTCGAGACAGGCGTAGTTGATTTGGTCCGCCTGCCAGACGGCTTAAAGGTTCAACTCCCCGGCTCAATTTCCTTCGACAAGATGAGCGAAGCTGAATTCCAAGCTTTCTTCAAGAAAGCTGAGAAGTGGCTTGCCGAAACATACGGCTATGTCCGTGAGGAGGTTGCATGAAAACCCTGCCTCTCCAAGCTCCTTCTGATGTTCGCCGCAGCCGCACCAAGGCAAAACTGTACATCGAAACACACGAGCAGATGTATCGGGAAACGGAAGAATCCCGCATCCACCGCGAATGCGTGGCGGAACTTGCGTCTGTTTTCGCCGCCGCTGATTTCTCGGAGGTGAACTGATGGGCATCGTGTCAACAAAGCTTCGCAAAAGCGCCAAAGGTCAGCCGTGCAGCTTCCAAATTCCAGGTATCTGCAATCATGATCCTGAAACAACAGTTCTCTGCCACGCGCCATCCGAAGTAAAAGGCATGGGAAACAAGGGCCATGATTTCCATGCTGCCTTCGGATGCTCGGCCTGCCACGTGGCGTTAGACCAGCATCACCTTGAAAAGTGGGAAGAATATTTCTTCTGGCTTCGCGGCATTCAGCGGACACAAGCCTATTGGCAGTCGAAGGGCCTCTTGATGGTCCCGGTTGATATGACGCGTCCCGCCACTTCATCGAAAATTCTGCCGCGTCGGCACCTTGTCACGAGGGAGATCATCACATGACCCCCCTACCGGAAGAAGCCGTGAAGGCGGCACACGAAGCCGCACGTGTACGTGACATTCGGGATGAGCGATCCATGCGTGAGCGCGTTGTGGACGCCCTCACTGCTGCTCTCCCCTTCCTCCCCGTGCAAGGGGCTGTGAAGAAGCTGGAGTGGAACGAATACGAGCGTGAAGGCCAGATAGAAGAGTGGGACGCATCCAGCGGATTTGACGGATATTACAACATCACCCTTGGACTGAACGGTTATCTGGTCAAGATGCCGGATGACGAGGAAGAGTTCGAAACCCTCGAAGCCGCCAAAGCCGCAGCACAGGCCGACTATGAGGCTCGCATCCTCTCCGCGCTTGAGCCATCCGCTGCGCGTGAGCTGGCGTTGGAGGAAGGATACCGGCGTGGCGTTGAAGCGGCTGCAAAACTGATTGAGTGCGGGTGTAAATCGCTGCTTCATGGAAAAGGCGAATGTCAGTTTCCGGGAAATTGCACGCTGGAAGATGCCGCCGCCATCCGCGCCCTATCCTCCCCGGACCATGCCGACGCCGGTAAGGTCGAGGGGGATGGGTGGTTGCCGATTGGTAAGGATACGCCAAAAGATACAGTCGTTCTGCTGGCTTGGAAATATCAGGCGAAGTGGGAATACGAGGCAGGTCTATACGGCTCAACTCGCGGCGGTTGGCTTCACGGTCAAGCATCCCACTGGCGTCCTCTCCCCACTCCTCCAAGCAGTGAGGTGGCGTGATGGGCGCGTACACTACTTATGGAGCTACCCGTTCTCTTGGTGATTGCACTTACAGTGTGTCTGGCTGCTCATCACCAGAAGAAGCCCAGATGAACATCTATACCCGTGCGTTTCGAGATGGAAACTGGGCACCGCCACCGTTGCGTGAGAAGTGGTGGCAATTCTGGAGACCCACAAAATACACCAAGTTGGAAGCTCATTTTGCAGCCTTGCAAGATGACACCACCCACCCATCAGGAGGCGACCGTCATGGCGAGTGAACTGAAGCCGTGCCCGTTTTGCAGTAAAACCATGATGTTACGTAGTGCTTTATGGCCTTCCGAAGGCGATGCGGATGCCATCATCCATGCTGATCCTACAGATTGCCCTATGCTTGGCTTTTGCGACGGATCGGCTGATGGCAGCATAATTGAAAAATGGAATTGCAGTTTATCCAACGAGGATGACTTCCCCTCTGATGGGTCGTGTGTTCGCTGCGGTTCTGTACCTCGGAATGCGAACGGCCTTTGCAACACGTGTCTGGACGAAGATGCGGAGCGTCTAGAGAACACCCGCCCCACCCCAGTTGCTCCCGTATCGCCGGATGCTACCGGCAAGTGCGGGGAGTTGGTGACGGTGGCGTGGTTTCAGCCATCACAGCGATGTTGCGATAATGGTTGGATGGAAGCAATGGCGTGGCAGGAAGGTGAATTTAGCGCGCCAGTCGTCCTCCGCTCGCAGGCTGAGGAGCTATTGGCGGCGGAAATCAGGCGCGAGCGTGATCTTGCCGAAAAGCAGCTTTCCGAGGTCGTTGACCGTATGTCAGACGACTACCTCGCCCTGAAAGCCGAACTTGACCAAGCTGTTGGCGTCATAGAGGACAGATCGTCTGAGTACGAAGCCCTCGAAGCCAAGCTCACGGCGGCTGAAAAGGCGCTGAAATCTGCCCGCCCATATGTCGAGGATTACGACACTCGGCGTCATAACACTGGCGTTGACGAAACGCTCACACAGATAGATGCAGCGCTAGGAGGGAAGCCGTTATGAGCCAGCCAAGCGAAACGGAAATCCAGAACGCCATCGAATATGCGATGCGCCACGAAGGTGTGACTGAAATCGTGCCTTCAGAAGACGGTGAATACGAGGTGGAAATCTACGAAGCCTCCAGCCTGACGCCGTTCGTCATGTGCCTACTTCGAGAATTGAAGGTGATTTCATGAGCCAGACCCTCATTACCCGCCTCTCCAAGCTAGACGCGCCTGACAGGGAAGTGGATGCGGAGATTGACCGCGCTTTCGGTCTTCTGGTGGACATATACCCATTGTCAGGCCCGATGACGGACTACCCAGAACCAGTCGGCTACACGGAAACCAGGCACTACACCGCCTCTGTAGACGCCGCTATCGCGCTGGCTGCGAGAGTGTTGCCGGGGTGGGTATTCGACAACGTGGGGCAGGATTTCCACTCTGTACCGGGCGGCTACGAGGCTTTCGGCTGGAATGTCGAGCTTATCAACGGAACTCGCGTCCAAGGGCAAGCGCCAACGTTGCCGCTGGCAATCTGCATCGCCCTCTTGCGCGCAAAGGAGGCCAGCAAATGACACCCAAACCAGGCAGCAAAGAAGCAACCGAACAGGGATGCATCTGCCCTGTCATCGATAACGGCCATGGGAAAGGCTACATGGGTGGCGTGAAGGACAAGGACGGAAACGTCATGTTCGTCATCAATGCTAGTTGCCCGATCCACGGTGAGGAGGCCAACAAGCCATGAGCAACATTCTTATCATCAGCCTTATCGGCTTGTTTACTAGCGGCGTGGCGTTCGGATTAGCCTTGGCAGTAGTCATTCACCTAAGCCTAAACGAAAAAGGGGCCAGCAATGCCGAGTAAGGAACACCTAGCGCTCAAGTTCGACATTTGCACGATCTTGCAAAGCGCCAAACCAGATGAAACGGTGAAAACCGCCGGTCTCATCCTATCCACCATCCTCGCCGCTCTACAGGAGCCGTCAGAGGGGATGATCGAAGCTGGTTGCGATCAGTACGAATTCGGCGACCAGATCACTCAGGGCGAAATTCTGACCAAGGAATGGCGCGCCATGCTCGAAGCGTCGCCTCTGTCGGAGGAGAGTTAGAATGGACACTCTCACGAAACAGCGGAAGGCATATAGCCAAGTTAGAACGGCAATAAAGAATGGCATTCTCCGACGCGCCCAGTTTTGTTCAAGGTGCGGTGCCCCGGACCGAAAATGTTCTGATGGCAGATCGCTAATTCAGGCGCATCATTTGGCTGGTTACGATGAGCCTCTCCTCGTCGAATGGTTATGCTCTGCATGCCATCGAGAAGATACTCCCTTGCCTAGCCACACCCCTCCAAGAAAGCCAGGTTCTTCGAACGGCTGCGCAAAGCTTGATGAAGAAAAGGTCAAAGAAATTTTGGCCAGCAACCTATCTAGTCGTCGGCTCGGGAAGGCTTATGGCGTGGCATACAGTGTTATTTCTAGAATTAAGCGCGGGGAAGCTTGGCAACACGTATCCGCCGCATCCGCACTAGGGGAGCAGAGCGAATGAAGCTGACGACCTCACAATTCTCAATGCAATGTGCGTTCATCTCCAAGAACGCAGCCGCATGGGCTGGCGATGCCCTGACGCTTCCCGAGCGATTGAACGAAGAAGCAGATGTTGCTGCTGTTGCCCGCTTCACGGATGAAATGCGGGAACGGCTTGACCGGCTGGATAAATGGGCCGGTCGCCAAGCCCTGAAAGGCGGTGACAATGGCTAAGCTGCACCTTGCCCTGAAAGCCGAATATTTTGACGCAATCCGCGACGGTGAGAAGACTGAGGAATATCGGCTGGTCAATAACTATTGGACGAGGCGGCTTCACAATATGTGGGGGTCAAAGCTTTCGTTTGACGGCATCGTCCTGACCAGAGGCTATCCAAATCGCGACGACACTGAGCGCCGCTTGGAGCTTCCGTGGCGCGGCTTCGTTCGCAAGAAAATTACACATCCACATTTCGGCCCGAACGCCGTCGAGGTATTCGCCATAGACGTATCTGGCCGCGCCGCACTGCGGGAAAGGGAGTGAGGATGAGCGACATTCCTATGATCATCCAATGGCGCGGAACCGACATTCGCGAGTTGTCAAAGGACGAACTCCTGACGGTCGTCGTCGATCTGATTGCCGAACTCGAACAGGTGCGGCAGTTTCATCGCCTTGAGGTGGCAGGATGGAAAATGCTACTTGAAGTTAAGGGGCGCGCATAATGTCACGTACCGCCCCAGTTGTTGCCGCCGCCCGTTACTCGGTACGCGCTGATGTGCGAGACGAGAAGCTGAACCTTCTTCGCACCGCATTTCGAGCAACGCAGCTTGTGCGCAAGGTCTTTCTTGAGCGCACCGTGATCTGGGCCGAGTTTCTCAATCATCCAGTCGATATCAAGCTGCTTACTGTGGTGGCACCCGTTGCAGTACGCGGTAAGCATAAACCCGTAACGTTTGCAGTCGCCCAATGTCTCGTTTGTGCAGGATACCCGCATGACAGCCTCCAAGGCTGGCTGTCTTATACCGTGAACAAAACGAATACAAATCACTTTCATTATGGAGGTAAGCTATGAGCCGTCGAGCAGTTGCCGCCTCGGTAGACCTTATTTCGCGGGCCATCAAAGGCGCGAAAAAGGGAGGCGTAGAAATAAAATCGATCCGCGTTGAGCCGAACGGAGCCGTTGTGATTAACGGGGATAACGGGGATTTCTCCGAACAGCAGTATATTGAAGGAGCGAACGGGTATCTCTGATGGAGGGCATGGCGCGTCAAAGATACCAATATGTTCAGAAGCAAACGACCAGACACGGGCGCGTTGTCTGGTACTTCCGTATTGGTGACGGCCCGCGCACACGCATGAAGGGTGAATATGGATCGCCTGAATTCGTTACGCACTGGCGCTCACTCATTGCAGGGCAGGAAACCGCCGTCAGCACGCCATCGAAGTTCACGCTCCAATGGCTTGTGAATAAATATGAGTCGTCGGCTGCGTTCAAAGCGCTCGCGCCAAGCACCCAGCGCATGCGGTCGAATATCCTAAAGGCTGTGTGCGAAACGGGCGGCAAAATGCTGGTTTCTCAGATCACCCGCAATACGATTGCATCCGGGCGTGACAGACGCGCAGAAACGCCATTTGCCGCTATCAACTTCATGAAGGTGATGGGCTACCTTTTCGAATGGGCTGTTGACGCGGGGTATGCGCGCACAAACCCAGTCAAAGACGTGAAGCGGCCAAAGGCCAAGGTTATCGGTCATACGCCGTGGACATATGAAGACGTGGCGAAATTCTACGAAAAGCACAAGATTGGCTCAATGGCCCGCCTCGCAATGGATTTGCTTCTGTTCACGGGTCTGCGTCGGTCGGATGTTTATCGCCTCGGCCCCCAACATATCCGAGACGGCGTGATCGAATTTCGGGCGAAGAAAAACGATGAACCGCTATTTATCCCGGTACACCCCAGCCTTCAGAAATCGATCGATGCTTGCTCGATGAGCCATATGGCGTTCCTGACCACGCCGATACAGGGGAGGCCATTCAAAAGCGAAGCCTCATTTGGAAACTGGTTCGCAGAGGTTTGCGACGAAGCGGGCGTATCAGCGCGCGCCCATGGCCTGCGTAAACTGCTCGCCCAGATCGTTGCGGAAAGTGGAGGAAGCAACGCGGAACTGAAGGCGCTTTTCGGCTGGACGACCGACGCCATGGCAGCGCATTACATCAAGAACGCGAACGCTAAAAAGCTCGCCCAATCCGGCGCGGAGAAACTAAAAGAGAACATGCCATCCCCTCACCTAGAAACCAAAGCCCCACACCTCAAAAAAGGATAAGGTTTTTCAGAGGGTTATAAGAGGGGAAAAGTTAGATGGCGATCCCGGCAGGACTGCAATTTTTTACTGTTTTTGTAATTAAAACAACAGCTTGTACGGAAGGTGTGGAGATATAAGTGCACATTGATTCTATTATGTAATTTTAAACGACCTCCACACCTATTCACCCCGTAATCAGCGCTATCACCTTCTTCCAGAAGGTGGCCAGCACCGCCCCAAAGGTCGCGGCGAAAAAGCTGACAAGCATGATGGCTCCAACGCCTCTTTCTCGCCATCGGTTGAAGTCCGCCACCGGCTCCTCGACCTTCTCTAACCGCGTGTCGATGCTCTCAATCATGCGCTTGACTTCATCAAGCGTTCTGTCCGTTTTCTCCTGCTTTTCATATTGCTGCTTTCGGTCCTGTCGAGCCTTATCTTGATCAGCAATGATCAGTTGCAGCATCCCCTCCATGCGCCCTATCGCCCTCTCCTGCCCCGGCTCTGTCATGCCTTCCACCCGCACAGCTTCGCGCCTTTTTCATTATGGGCCAGCATCGCTGATACCTCCCGATCAGTCATAGCCGCCAAAGCGGCAGGGGATGGCCGCAAAGGACTTGCGACCAAACAGAATGAGCCCTGCGGGCTGGCGCAGGCCGAGAGCGCGCAGAGAACGGCCAGAGCAATCACCTTGACCATTTCGACAGCCTTTCGCGGTTCGTTTCTGCGTCCCGGCCCGCCACCGCTGCGTCAATTTCGTCGGCAACGGATCGGGCGGCAGAGTTTTCATCTTTCTGCCGCGTCTTTTCAGCGCCCTTGCCGTCTGCCCGTCCCTTCAGGTACAGGCCAAGCGCCCCGGCGAAGGCTAGGCCGATATAAGCCACCCATCCATTCGAAGCGGCGATAAGGCCAATGATTGCTTCAAGCATGGTCAGCTTCTCCTGCCTTGTATCGTAGAAGGCGAGCCTTCTTGTTGATCCGGTGCCGGTCGTACAGCCACCAGAGAAACACGATACCGTTCACGATGACGCCTATAAGGGCGTCGGCTGCGCCATCGTCCAGCCAGCCGCGAGCAATGAGAAAGCCGCCCGCCACCTGAAGGATTTGCCGGATGATCGGGATAAGAAGGGCGATATCCATCATTTCCCCTTCCCGAAGATCGCGAGAATTGCCCGGAATAGATCGGCCCAGAAGCCGGTTGATATTTCCGTGGACGGATTTCCGACTTCGGGTTTCGCATCGGACACGGGTTTGAGGAATTGCTTTCGCTCTGCCTCGCGGCGGATTGTCAGGCCATTGAGCACCTGCTTCTTGCCGTTGATGGTGATCTTGTTCCAGGCAAGGAACTGATCGGCTGCAGCTTGCCTGTCGCCTGCATTCAGGCGCTTCAGCAAGGTCGATCCTTTGAAAGCACCGGGACCGACATTGAACGCGAAGCTAACCAGAGCATCGAATTCGTTCTGATTGAGCGGAACCTTAACCGCCGACGACACTGCCGCTTCGAAAGTCGCAAGATCACGCGACAGGATTTCCGAGGCCTCCGCCGCCGTGATCTTCATGCCAGACGTGACTTTCGGCGCGCCTGCCGCTGACGTATGGCCCACGCCGATAGTCCATATCCCGGCGCTATCCTTATAGGCCTTCAATTCAACGCCTTCGCGCTGCTCGATGAGCTTTCGCCCTGCTGTACTGGTTCTCATGGATTTACCTTTCAGGCACAAAAAAGCCGCCTCTCAGGGCGGCGGTTGTCGTCAGATTGTCTGGTTGGTTAGACGGTCGAGAATTGCTCCCAAACCGGGTCAACTTGCTCGTCGGTCAGGCCCAGTAACGGGATAAGCTGCACGATGAGGGGATGAAGCCGCCGAAATTCGCTCGCGAAATCCCACTCGATTGTCGCTTCCGATTTTGCAGGCTCAGGCAATGCATTGATTGCAGCCTGAACTCCAGCCAACTTGCCCAGCTGGAGCAGCCCCAGCCTGATTTGGCGCGCTGTCAGGTTCGGCATACGTTCGCGCCTTTCTTCGGGCGTGAGCGTAGGTTCAGTATACGGGGTAATGACGTTACCCTTCGCCTCCCATTCCGCCAGCATGGCGCGGTGACGGTTTGCCATATCGTCCGGCACCGTCATTTCAACGCCATCAATGACGGCGAGGATCAAACCGGTTTCGGTATATCTCGCGCTCGTGATCATGTTAAAGCTCCGCGTCAAGTGAATGAACTCGGTTGTAAACCCCAAGTTTTCCGGCCGCATTAGCAGTGGAGATTATCAAGGCCCGCCTAGAAGTACCGCTAAGACTAACGGATGCTACATTTCCTTCAAAAGTGCCCGGCACCACAACAGCCTGCGTCGGTCCCGCTCGCATGGTAACGGGCAGCAACATTTGATTTTGGTATTCAAAGCCAGCACCGCTTGCGTATGTCGTGAATTGAACGTCTACCAACTGGAAATACCGCTGACACAAAGCAAGCTCTTGCTGATGGTGGCGAGGGGAAAACGGGTCGTCTTCGGCGGTTGCATCACCTTTGACAAGAGAGACATGAGCAATGTCGTATGCTATTGCAGCATGTCGCGGAGCAAATTGTATTGCTGCCCGCAGGTTATTGCCCCCTCCGATTGTCTTACCGGAGACGCCGGGAAGGTCAGCAGCAGCCGTGACTTTCTGAAACGCTCCTGAAACGGTTTTTGCGCTAGAGAAAACTGTAGGAACCGTGGCGCTGCCGCCTGCACCAAAGCGTTGTTCGGTATAAGTCGTAAACTCAACCGGCGTTCCGCTCGGGCTACCAAGCAAAGCAGTGAATGTAGCGATTTTCCCCGCTAGGGTGTCTACCCCCTCTATGGATTGCAAGGCGTAGACATTTCCTGTCGTCGGAGCTGTCACAAACGATAAACGAAGAAAGTACCCCGTCCCGCCTTCATCAAAGTACGGTCCGCTCCTCGCAACTGAAACCGGCTGATTTGTATCATTGAATATTTCCCAACGGTCGGCGGTATATGCTCTTCCCCCTGCCGGGATTGTAAAAGAAACGCCGCGTTGCCAGACGACAAAATCGCCATTAATTAGCTGATTGCGGAAACCGGCAAGAATACCGGCTCCAATATTGGCTCGGGCTTGACCCTGTTGCGCTGGGCTCAATGTTTGCGGGCCATATGAAACAGCCGTAGCACCTGCAAAGTCCTGCCATGCCGCATCGCCTTGTGCGTCACTTTGCTTGATATAAACCTGTCCTGCCGTGCCGCCCGGTCCTTGCAGCGCGGTATCTGCCTTCGCAAGGGACGCCTGAGTAGCAGCGGACAATGAAAGCGTGCGATCCGCCGACAGGTCACCCCCTCCAGACAGACCAGCGCCGGCATTGACGGCACGGGACGGTTGAACGGCGCTATCTGCCTTTGCGAGGGATGCAATGGAGGCCGCGCTAAGAGCAAGCGTCCTGTCCGCCGAAAGGTTACCGCCACCCGTCAAGCCCGCTCCGGCTGAAACCACTCTTGAGGGCTGTACCGCACTGTCAGCGCGCCCCAAACTGGCCTGCGTTGCTGCGTCGAGCGAAATGGTGCGATCAGCCGCGAGAGAGCCGCCACCAGTCAGGCCAACCCCGGCAATCACTTGGCGAGCGGGTTGCACCGCACTATTCGCGAGGGCAAGGCTCGCAATCGAAGCTGAATTGAGTGCAATTTCCCGGTTAGCGGCCAGCGTGCCGCCACCGGTAAGCCCTGCGCCTGCCGAAATCGTAAGCGTCGGCTGGACGGCGGTGTCAGCTTTGTTTCCCTGCTGCGCGCTAGCAAAGCGCTGCCCTCCGAGCGTTTCGATAGCCTGCGAAACTCGCAAGGGTGTCATTGTTGTCGCGTTATTGAGCCCTTCACGCGCCATTGCTTCGGTCGAGTAAGGCCTCACAGCATCCGCCGCCAGCTGCAAGGTGGTGCGCCGGGTCGATGGGCCGTCGATGGCAATATTGTCAATCGGAGCCGGAGTGAGTTCTTCCGGGAGCTCATTTATTCTCAGTCGAAGATCGGCCATTACACGCCCGTCCTGATGATAAAGTTCATGATGATTGATGGCTGCATGTTATTGTGCGGCTGCCCGCCGCCCTTCGAATTCGTGTAAACCGCATGCCGATGCCATCCGGCGTTCCCGGTCCTACCAGCCATAGTAACTGGCCCGTTTGCCCCGTTCGAATTGACGAAGCCGTTTCCTGCTCCGGGCGTATTCACGCGGCCCGTAATGTTGTCGTGGAAGTGGTCGCCAGCATCGTTTGTTTCACCTTCGTGTGTATGCGGCGGCATTTGTCCTTCCGACAACGTGTGGGTTTGAGCGCCGCCTGATGCGCCGATCACGGTCGCAGCGATGCCAGAACCTGATGCGGTCACTCTGTTTGCGGCTGGGCCGCCCATGTCGTCGCGACCAACTAGGACCCGGCCACGCAGATCAGGCAGATTGAATGTTGAACCACCGTCACCAGCGCCGAAACGTGTCCCGATCACCGCAAAAAGTGCGGCATACGTTGTCCGCGAAATTGCTTGCCCATAGCAAAGGAGCCAACCTTGCGGCGGGGTATCGGTCGGGAATGCTTTAATTTCGCCAATTGGTACGGCTGCATCGAGCAGCTTCTTACTGACCGCATCGCCCGGGTTCTTTGCATCGCCAAGGTCAGTGATGAGAAAGCCACTCATGGAGAGATTGCGAATGGCTGGTGTGGAACCGTCGCGCTTCAGGCACTGAGAAAGCGCCTGCGCAACATCTTCGAAAGGAATATTGTGCTGTTCGGCCAGCACCTTTTCGCCTGTCGTCGCCTTATAAATTGGCGGCAGGCTGTATTTGCCGTTGCTATCGAAGGGCATGCGTTTCTCCAATAAAAAAGCCGCCCAAAAGTGGACGGCTTGCGCATCGATCGGATTGATTTTTCTCAGGCGAAATGCATTGAATGCACGACCAATTTGTGAGGGGGATAACCTTGAGAAATTTACTCTTTGTCGCGGCGTGTACTGCCGTTCTTTCAGGTTGCGTTTCTTCTGGTGGCGAAGCCGTTCCAGGTCCTTCCGGCAAGGCGATGCAAGAAGTGAAATGCAATGGATCGCCTACAGCCTGCTTCAAAAAGGCGAATGCGATCTGCAAAGGGTCTTATCAGGTCATCGACAGTTCCAGCAATGCAGGAGGCCTTGTTGCTGACGTGCTCCCCGGTCCCATCACTTGGTATCGGATGAGCTTCCAATGCGGCAAGTCTGACGGTCGGATGCCTGCGTTCCCGTTCCGTGGACAGCAATATTCGCCGCCGCCGGTAGTTGTTACTCAACCGTCCCTGCCAAGAACTACGACCTGCAACAGCTTCGGAAGCCGAGTTACCTGCAACAGTTATTGATATGATATGAAGTGCCGCAATGAATGAAACCCGTTGCAGCACTTTATTTTCGCCAACGTTTCAGGCATGGTGTCGGCTATGAGCCTCCTTTTGAGAATCGCCTGTGTCGTCGTCTTTGCTGCCGTGATGGTCGCTCTCCATCAGGGCTACTATGCGGTCGCTCATTTTTTTGAGGGCAGCTTTTCCATGGGGTTCATACTTGGTGGCTGCTTTGCCTTTGGCATCGCATTGCTCTGCCAGAAGTTAGAAGCTCGGAAGTAGCCCTTTTGAGCTTTCACCAACCTTCGCCCCTCGTTCCAACATCATTGCTTGCACAAGCCGCTTGATCTGTGGTGAAATATCCTTTCGGGATTGCAGCTGATCCAGCGCATTGATGACCGCTTGCCTATTCCCCGCAAGAGCTTCGCCAAGTCCGGCATTGCGGGCATCTACGCCGCTGTCGGCAAGAACGCCAACCAACCGGTCAAGTCCCCGCGTACCCAAATTGCGCGCTGCACCGCGCACGCCACCTGCGGCAAAGGCCTCTCTTATTCCAAAAGACTGAGAGGCACTGGGAAACAGTTCCTTTTGCGCCGCCTGTCGCGCTGCCGTAAAGCTATTGCCGGTAACGTCATTGTTGGTGTTTGCAAAGCGGGCCTCGCGGTCAAGCAAGGCAAGAGCTTTGTCGGCACGATCTTGCCCAAACAGCATACCAATGCGATCCCGGTTCCAGTCCCCTTCACCTTTCAACACGTTTTTCAGAGCAACAACGTCATTCGCTTTCGTTCCTACTTGACGGTCAATGTCGGCACGTGCGGCCTGCTTCATGCGGAACGTTTGGGCTGACGGCCCCACCATCAACCCTTCGGGATTAACGCCCTCGACAATAACCTGCCGCAATTCGTCCGGTCGCAAGGCTTCGCGGCCACTATCGAGCGCCTTCACGCCTATGCGCAAACCTTCGTTCTGTCGGGCGAGTTCCTGAAATTGGGCGTCGGCCATCTTGATACCCGGGACCTTGTCAGCAAGAATACTATCGATCTGCCTTCGTGTATCTGCCAGAAGCGCAACAGCCTTCGGGTTCGTTTCAGTCGCAAGCATGCCGTCAATTGCCTGTCGCGTTTGAAACAAAGTGCCCGGGTTGGGGTCGAGTTGATCTGTACCTGTGATATTCAACATCTTGCGAACATCGTTTGCGGCCTTCTGTGCGGGCCCACGCAGGTTTACAGACGCACTATCCAGCCCCTGCGCGATTGGCTCAGTATTCACTGCCCGCGAATTGCGGAACGGCTCCCCATAATCGATAGCGCGCTGACCAGAGCGAATTTGCTCCTCAATTGCGCGGGGGTTCGCGACCGGCCCGAGTGCGGCATCAAGCCCGCTGACAACCCGCTGATTTGCGCCTGCCATGCGCTTCGTGAGTGCATCCCTGATGATCGTCTGCGCTTCTCCCGGGCTGTTTGCCAGCGCTCCGGCGGCACCTTTTAAATTGGGCGAAATATCCATCAGCATTGCTTCCGGGCCAAGGTCAGTAAGACGCTGCTGAATGGCTGGAGCGTCAAGCCCGTCACGGGTTGCTGCCTTGTTGAGATAGCTCAATGCGGAAGGAACCATATCCGCTGATCTTGCAGCAGAACGGGCAGCGAGGGCGTCTGCGATCTTGCGTACTCCAGCGCCGGTCATTTGGCCGACCGATGGGCCAGCACCACCCAATAGAAAACCCGCACCAGCGCCTAATTGGATCGCGTTTGGATCGAAATCACTACGGATCGCTGCATCTGTGCCACCAAGTGCAGCACCTGACAGAGCCGATGCTGCGGAACGCGCAAGTAAGCCACCACCGCCCGCGCCGAACGCAGCTGGCGCGGCCATGATCATAGGAACTGTACCAGCAACGCCTCCGGCCACGCCCACACCGGCTTGAACGTAAGGATGCTCCCTACCGAAAGCCTCATCCTTGCCTTTTTGGCTTGCAAATGCGTTCTCATAGCGCTCGCTCCAGGTATCGCCGGGGATGACGTTGCTGCCGATGGGCGTCTTGTCCAACGCCGCATCAATCGCCGCGCCAGCCTTGCCCAGCAACGGCCCGACGACTGGCGCGCTCGTAATGAACGTTCGCATCACGTTGTCAGCATTCACGCTGCCATCGTGTCCCATCACCTCTTTTCGCCAGTTTGTCGGCCCGACCGTGCCATCGTTCTGAAACGACTGATCAGCGAAACGCTTTTGCAATGCCGAGCGCATCACGTCCTGAGAGGTGCCATCCGGGAACTCGGCTATCGTGCCATCTGGAAGTTCAACTTCAATCATTCGAAATCCCCAATCTGCGGGTTGAAACGAAGCCGGTTTCCCGCGACCCCACTCTTGGTTTTATCCTTTGTGGACGTGCGGAAGCCTTCGAGCGGGTTCTTCAGGTTCTTGATCCGATTTCGGCCCTCTGCCGCCGAGATTTCCCGATTGGCAACCTGATCCGCGATATCACCCATCTGAATTTGGTACTGGGTGATGCCGCGCATCGTGTCGAGAATAAGCTGGTTGCCGTCAGGCGTGTTGATAATCCGAGGCAGAGATTGCTTGAACAGCGCCAAGTCAGCATCGGACATAGGACCGGAGCCCGGTTGCCGCTGTTGCGGAACAAGCTCATTGATCAACGCCTGTGCAGCCTGCAAATCATCGAGCCCGTCTGTCTTGATCCCATATTCACCGGCGGCAAGTTTCAGCGCAGCTGTCGCCCCGGTCGGTGAAGCCTGCATAAGCCCGCCAAGACGTTCAATCTGGGCAAGCTTGGAACGTGCCTGCATCCCTGTGTCCGAGAGCGCGGCAAACGTGTCCGCATTTTTCTTGTCCAGAGCCTCATAGAACTTATCGCCCTCGCCCACGGAAACGTTCGTGCTGCTCGCGCCAGCCTTTTTCATCGCCTGCTGATAATCTGCAAAGCTCCCCTTGAAACCTTGGCTGACAGCAAAATTATATTCCTGCATGTCACTCGTTGGCTTCTGGCCCGCGCTATAGATTGGCTCCGCGTTGCCGGAACGCTTATCGGTGCGCAAAACCGTTCCATCTGGCAGTGTAGTGAAGCCATATTCAGTCTGTGGCTTGGCGCGCAGAGCGTCCATTTCGAGTTGCAGCTTTTGAGCCTGCAAAGCTCGCATCGGGTCATTCTGCTGTATCTGCTGCTGCAAGGCCATGCCGATAACCGAACGCTGTGCATCATTCATCCAAGGATCAGACGCAGCCTCAAGCAACTGCTGAATGTTTACCCCTCCCTGACGTGGAGCGACCGGGGCGGCGTAGCTTCCCATGATCGGCGCGCGATCTGCTGCAGGTGCAGCCGGGAAATAGCCCGACGCGTCAGAAACCTGCACCGGTGCCGATCCCTGCGGCGCAAGCGCGCCACCGAAAGCGATATCGTTCTGTCGCAGCAATTCTGCAGAAGGACCCGCCGCTTGCGGCTGGGCTGCTGCTGGCGTCGGAATTGCGGCCATGTCTCGCGGTGCAATCTGGTCTATAGCCGCTGTGGCGGTCTGCGGTTGTCGCTGTGAAGCTGCAACGCGCTGTGCACCTTCATCAGCAAATCGCATCCCCTGATCGTCATAGGTCAACTGCGGGCCACCGAACGTTGCGCGTGCGCCATCGGCTGGAGCATTGCCAGCGAATGACGATGGGCCATAGTCACCGGCTCGGATTGTTGCGCCGCCACCCTCTGGAAGGCCTATGGACGGATCAAGACTTGCCACCTGAACACCGCCAGCCTTGGCATATTTCGCCGCCCGCGCTGCTCGATGTTCCGGAGCCGGACGCAAGAAGTCATTGACGATGGCCTGAGCCGCTGTGGCAGTGTCTGGAGCACTGAGAATGGATTTTGCTGCCTTTGCCTCCGGCCCCTGCAATTCGGTCATCAGGAAATCAAGCTGTGCATCGGTATTCGATGGATCAACGCCGCGTTGCTGCGCAAACTGTTCGTAGGCCACTCGGCGCGGGCCGGTAAGCTGATAAAGGCCATACCCACCGCGAGAGCCCGGAACGATGGGGTTTTTCTCATTAATGCCCGGATTGAGGCCGCTTTCATCCTGAAAATTCATGACGAAAGCGTCAGCGACATGTGAAGGAAGGCCGCGAGCCTCTAGGCCCTGTTTGATTTCAGCCGCCTTTGGCGTCGATGCTATAGCCGTTCCTGTTGCAACACCGCTCGTGGGGGAAGCACCGGCAGCAACGGCAGACGGATAGGCAGCACCGCCGCCCAGAAGGCTCCCGAGGTCAAGCCCAGCAAATTTCTTCGCAGCGCCTTCGATCCCAGCCTTTTCGGTCTTATCGGCCCGGGCCTGCTTGATGTTGCCAGCCAGCGCATTAGCCATGCGTGCCGCGCCCTGCGTCCAATGCCCTACCGGTGACGTGTCAATGCCGGAGGCAATCATTGCCTGCGCCAGACGGCGCTCACGGTCCAGCTGTTCCGGCGTCTTCTTGCTGCCGCCTTCACCCCAGACAAAGAAATCTTGCAAAGCCATCAGTGGACCTTTCCATAATCGACCATACGGAAGCCGCTCGGGTGCCTTACGACCGCTTCAGGGTCTTTCTTTTCAACATCCTGAGCCATGACGCCCATCTGCTTCGGCCCGCCATCCTTGTAGCGATAGGTATAGATTGGCGTTCCTTCGTCGGTTTCCCCGACGCGCTCAATGTCCGTTTTCAGCCGCCGATCCGAGAACGGCAGAGCACCGACGAGCGCAGAACCAAGCCCGAACAAGCCGCCCATCTTCGATTGATAATTGGCCAAATCTGCCTGATATTTCTGGTTCACAAGCCCCGTATAATCGACGCCACCAACGCTTGCCTGTGGTGAAGGGCCTGACATTTGCGCCGGGTTCTGGATCTGGGAACCGCTCATAAGTCCGATGATTTCATTCAAAGGCTGATTTCGCTGCGCTAGCGCCTCGCCGAATGCCTGAGAGCGGCCCGTTAACATCAACTGATTGTAAGCGTCGTTCTTCGCCTGCGTCATGCGGGACATTTCAGTGTTCCAAGCGTCGGTACCTTCCTGAATGCCCTTGTTCTTCAGGGTAGTGCGCAGCTTTTCCTCATCCTGCGCGAAACGAGGGTCGAGACGCTGCGAGCCAAGGTCATAAGCCCAGTTCGCCGCATCCTGATTGTTGAACTCGAAAGGCGTATTCAGAAGGTCGCGGATTTTGGCTGACTGATCCTCAGCGATACCGGCAAGATTTCCCTGCGCTGCCTGCGTCTGGTTGAAAATCGCCTGCTGTTCTGGGCTGAGCGTCGTCGTCTGGGTAAACGTGGGCGTTTCCACCCATTTGCCGCTCATCTCATCGAAGTGCTTGCGCGATCCGGTCTGCTCATAGTTCACGCTGCCCCATGGGTTGTTCTGGTTGACCATGTTGAGGTTTTGCTGCGTGATCGCGGTCGAACGGTTGGCCGCTGCCTGAGCCGTCGCGGTTTCCTTCGGATCAGGGGCCTTTGGCGCTGATTTTCCCATCGTTACCTACCTGCCTTGTGAAGCTTTGAAAAAGCGACCGTTGCGCCAATCGTCATCGGTCAATGTGAAGATAAATTCGCCTTCGTTCCTGCCTCTGAGGCGCGGAATAAAGGTTTCAGAGAAGCCATAGGCCCGGGCGATACGGATCATGCTTTCGTTCTTCTCCGAAACCCGCATGACGGCCATCTGATTGTTGAAACCATCGAACGCCAACGCCATAAGCTGCTGCGCGGTGCGGCGGTTGAGCCAGCGCTTGGAGGTTGCGCCCGCCGTCAGTTCAATGACGCCGTTCTCTGGGTGCCAGTTGTGATAGAGAACACCGGCAATCAGTTCTCCATCTTCGAAGAAACCAAGCGCCGCGTATCGGTCGAGCGCCAGAGGGTCGCCAAAGACGATGTTGCAGACAAACTCCCCTATGATTGAATGCGGCCCACGGATCGGTTGCCACCCGTAAAGGCAGGTTTCAATCATGCCGGTACGTCCGTCATTTCAAAGGTCAGGTCCGTACTCATGATTTCCGCGTCCAGCGGCACGATATAGCCGCTTGTGACCTGACAGGACGGCGCAACGACATACCCGCCGCCGCCGATTGCCTGCCAGTCATTGTTGAGGATCGTCTGGGACGCTGCGCCCCATGTGCTTTCTCCCCAAATTGCAGTTCCCCACTCCTGAGTGGAAGTGACTGCCGTGGCATTCGGTGCCGGAGGAAGTTCCTTGTCATATTCGACATGGAGTTTTACGGCCATGTTGAGCTTTGCCGATGCGCGAATGGTGAAACGGACTATCTTTGCCAGCTTCATGAATGCTGGCTGGCCGTAATCCTCGAAAAGCGGCAAATAAGCTGCGGTGTAGGTATTGCCCTTGTCGCTGCCGCCAATGTTCGCCTTGATAACCTCACCTTCCAGCGAGCCGAAATAAAGCTGGCCTTGGAAAACCTCCATGCAGTTCGAAGTCCAGCCGGTGAAACGGCACCATTTGCCGGTCAAAGCATTCGCAACGAACATCACCGGAGAGGACCCGTTCAAATGCGGCGGGACAACGAGCACCATTTGGCGCTCAGGCCAGAGCATTGCATGCCAGCCTTCATTCCCACGCAACAAGCAGGCTTCATTCCAGGCGTCCACAATTGGATAGGAGACAGTTGCCGGAGAAAGCGCGGCAACGTCGCGCTGGATCGCCTGCGACAGAGGCACAAAGCCGGTCGTTGTCGCAATGATCAAATCTCCGCCAGCCCGGATCATGGCCTGTTTGCCGAGGGGCTTGCCGATCTTGTAGACGCCAACCTTATCCCACGCCGCCGCATCGCCGGGATTATCGCCTTGGAAAACGGCAACCTCGCCCTCAGTGCTGACGAACACGCATTGTTCAGAAAGGCCACCTGAAGAACCGCTATCCAGCGACCATGAGGCCCCGAACAAGAGTGAACCGCCTTCACCGAAGATGCCGCCCATCGGGAATTTCTTCAGTTCGCCGCCGATCTGGTCAACAGGCAGATACCAGAAATTCAGGCTATTGCGCTGCACGAAGAAAAGACGGTTCTTATATGCCCAGACAAAGGACATATCTTCTGGCTTCACCACGGTTTCGCCCGAGGGCATGGTAAGCTCTGGATCGGTAACGAACGCGGTCCCGTTATAGACGAACGGCTTATCCTCGCCGTTCACCCCGCGAAGGAATATCCCGCCGCCTGCCGTGGCAAACTGAACAACTGACCAATCGCCATTATGCAGATTGTTGAGAACGTCGAGCCCTGTTGTGGATCGTTCGCCTATGAGGTCGTTTTGGTCGGTTTTGATATCGTCATCGGTGCTTGTACCAATGCGCCAGCTATACGGGCTTTGAACCAACGTGATATCGAAAATCTGTGTGTCGGTCGCCCCGAAAAGCCGCTGATTTCCGCCATTCACGTACTTGAACAGGGATCGAACCCCCTGCGTCCCGTCGCCAAGCGTGGCATGCAATTCGCTCCCGCGCCGCATGATGACTGTCGTCGCATAGGGGAACCAATTATCGAGCACCGCCGCCGCCTGTGGCTGGCCGGGGGCCTGCGCTTCTGCAACGTTCCGGTTTGCCACCCATCCACCGATAGGAGACGTATAGCGCTTGGGCTGAGACATGCGCGGTTTGCGCGCCGAACGGGGCCATCTCATCCAAGAACTCCCCAGTAAGGAGGATAAGCATTATTGCTTATGCCGCGACCACCTTCCACAAAGACGCGCGCGCCCTTGTCTTCCCCGGCCAATTCGTTGAACCTTTTTTCGAACAACACCTGATCGTCAGTGTAGTCGATGCGCTTTTGCTGCCGGTAGCGCCAGATAAGCCCCAGCGTCAGCAATTCCTCATCCAAGAGAAAGCTGTCATTGTCTTTCTCGAAGCTGGCTTTTGGCGTGCCGTTCTCATCCTTGGCAAAGCGGTTGCTCTGATAGAAGAACTTTATCTCCTGCCCGAGCGCTGGCTTTGGCATGATATGGATTTGACCGCCCAACTTGATCCACCGACCAAGCGAGGAAACCCCGTAAGGCATTTGCAAGGTAAGCCATTCGTCAGGATCAACAACCGGCTGATATCCGTATAGCGGAGCCGTTGCTGATTGAAGGCTGGAACCTTTCTGCATGCGGTCGTAATCGTCTGGCAGATTGAAGCTCTCGCTCGTACCGTCACCGGTCAAGGTGCAGAGCTTCGTCAGGACGCGCCAATCATTCGACTTGATGATATCTTTCGCAACAGCATTCACCAGTTCCGTCAAATCGCCCTCAAGCGCATTCGTTGAGGAGAAAAAGACGTCCGGGCGAACGCCCATAATGCGGGAAGCGGCGCTTTTCAGCGCGTCCTTGACGGTCATTGCTTAGCCCTCGTCGGCCTGATCAAGCTCGCGAGCCATCGCAAGCAGGGTTTCGCGCTTCGGAGTGCCGCGCACGCCTTCGCCGGATTTGTCCTTGATAAAGGCCTTCAGTTCGTCATCCGGCATGAGGTCGAAAATGTCTTCTTCCTCTGTTTCTTCCGGTGCGGGCTGCTCCTGTTCGGTTTCCGTGGTGTCTTCGGGTCCAGCCGCTGCACCGCCAGCACGATCCGCCTTCAGTTCAGCAATCTGCTGCCTGAGAAGTGCGTTTTCTTCAGCCAGGGCAACCGAACCAGCGCTTTTCGTCGCGGTTTCGATGAATGCCTGCGCCTGATCCTTGAGAGCGCGGCCACCGTGGCCGAGGTTCTTCAGGTTCTGGCCGTCAAGGCCTGCCAGCTGTTCAGCGGTGTAGATTTTGAGCGCCTTCAGTTCCATGCGTTTTGCTTCGGTCAGGAACGGCAGTTCGGAAAGCGGCGTGCCGTCAGCGACCTGAGCGCGGCCTTCCTTGAAGCGCAAATACTGGTCATTGTATTTCAGCGCATAGGTGAGCTTATGGGCGTTGCCATACTCATCTTCACCCCATCCGGCAAACGAATGCGCGGGGAAAACAGGCTTATGCTGCTTGTCGCCCGGGAAATGGAGTTCGCATACTTCGATATCGCGGTAGATCGGTCTACCCGACTTCTTCGAAGCTGCCGGATCAAGCTGCGCGATGCTCTTGAAAATCGCGGTTTCTTTCAGAGACATGACTGTTTCTTTCTGTCTGAGAGATCGGAAATGAAAAGGGCGGGTTTCCCCGCCCTCATCGCATCAGTTAAAGAGCCGTCCGCTTGGCGTGGAAGGCTTCGCCGCTCTTGACGGCAACCGGAACAGTGAAACCACCAGCGCCAGCCGTAGCCACAAAAGTGGTTTCATTGATCTGCACTTCGGCATCCTTGGCGAGGTCCGCGCCCGCCTTCACATGGATGTAATCGTGCCCATCGGAACCCACGACCTTCGTGCCGAGCGCATAGCTTGGCGTTCCGGACGAATTCAGGTCCCAATAGTATTTGGTTGCATGCTGCTCGACATCAGGGCCGAGCGTTGGAGTAATCCGGTAGGGCATTGCCTTGACCTTTCTCGAAAAGAAAAAGGGCGGAGAGAACCGCCCTTAATTTGCCGGGTTGCTGTCGAACAGACGCCACGAAAACAGCGGGTTCGCGTTGGTGAGTTCGCCCATGAAGCCGATGAACTGCGCAATCGCGTCCTGATTGATCGGCATGAGGCCGTCACCCGGGAACAGCTTGTCGAAATTGCGGTTCGGATTGTACCGGAAGCGCATGCTATCGGTATCAAGGCCGTAGGTCGTATTGGCTGGCATATTGGAGCCGATACCGCCATCCAGCACGATTTCAGCACGCTTGCCGCCGCCGATGTATTCCAGAGACGAAAAGCCAAGCTTTGCCAGCCCGCCTTCCTTGGCGATACGCTGGATAGCCGTGGTCGCGGCGTCGTATGCCTCGTAGTGCTCTGGGGACATAAGCAGCAGATCAGCATGGCGCTTGCCGCGAGAGCGCTGCGTCATGATGCGATTGAGGAAAGGACGAATGGTGTCCTTGTCCACCTGCGTGCCGATATCAGGGAATGCCGTCTGGGCATCAAACGCACTGGTACGCCACTTGGCGACTTCGGCGCGATTGATGCCGCCATAGATGCCCTGATCCGGCAGGATAGGAACGGCAGCATTCAGGCCGGTGACTGCCTTGCCGCCGTTGGCCGAACCGTCCCCATGCAGGGCGGCGTCCATCATGTCGGTCATGGAGCCTTCTGCGACTTCCAGATAGCTTTCCATCGTATCGAGAAGCTGGTTTTCGCCCTCGTTATTCAGGATTTCTTCGTTGGAAAGCGTGATTGGCACAGCGGCCATCTTCGGCGTGAAGTAAGCGTCATTGAAAAGCTCAATGGGCTTGTTCGCCAAGATATCGAAGCCGCTATACCACTGGCCGTCCATCTTATCGATGAGAAGGCGCTCGCGGATGCGCGGGCCGGAATACGGCTTCCAGAGGCCCTTGCGCTTGAGCACGGCAAAGAATGCGTTGCTGTTCGAAACGAGGTCCTGATAGCCCTGCGAGCGGTCCTCAAGAGCCATCGAAAGAACCTGACGGTAATGGTCGATTTGTGTAACCGGAGCCATGGTAGGTTTTTCCTTTATTTGACTTTGCGCAGCGCTTTCTGAAGCGCTTCACGCGGTGAGTTTGAGGGCTTTCCTGCCGTGCGAGGGTCTGAGCCTGCCGTTGGTGCGCCTGATATGGATTTTTGCCCTGCCGGGTTGGCTGGGCTGGGTTGTGCGCGGGTTTGAGCCGCTGGGGTTTCCGGTGCCTGTGTGAGAGGCGTCGTGGAAGGGTTCATGCGGTCTGCAAGCTCATAAGCTTCATGCAGGTTCGCAGCGCGTTTGCTCTCAATGAGAAACGCAATATCGTCAGCCAGTTCACCTACTCGCGGGTGATCCTTGGCGAATTCCTGAATAAGCGCATGCGTTTCGCGCAGCCGGTTTTCCTGCATCGACTGTTCGAACGCTGCCGCCCGGTTGGAGAGTTGAGCAATCTGCTCGCTCATCTGGCGAATGACGCTATCCTGACGGGATGCAACGCGGTCGGCTGGCATATTGACGTAATGCGCAGCCAGATCGCGGAATGTGACCGGTGAGCCGTCCTGATTGGTCCAGCGCTTGTGTGCGGCAACGTTCGCCACGATCTGCTCAAGCGCGGCAAACGGGTCCTGATGTAGAAGACGCTCGATACCGGTATAGTTCGCCAGAGCATCCTTGACCGTAGTGCCGTACTGTGTGGCCATTTCATCATATTCGCGAATGGCCTCATACTTTTCATGGCTCTGCCGGTACTTGGTCAGGCCATTTTCAAGCTCTGAAATGCTGCGGTGCACTTCGGCCCGAACGCTTTCCGGCGTGTTAGCCCATTCCTGCTTGGCAACGTCATGGAAACGCTGCGGGGCTTCATGCCGGTTCTGCTTTCCCGGCTCAACTGTTGCCTGCGGCTGACCTTCGGTCGGCGCTGGCTGACCGGGCTTCTGTTCCGTCGCCTGCCGCTCGACAGGTTTCCCCGTTTCATTTGGCTTTGGCGCTTCGGCGGGCTTTTCCTGCTTCTGTGCCGCTTCATTGTCCTTCGGCTGCTGATCCTTGTTTTTCTGATCGTCAACCGGTGCCTCTTTGGCCTTTGCCAGTGCGCGCTCGACAGCTTCACGGGGAGATTTCGCCGGCTGCTTTTCTTCCGGCTTGGCCTGCGGCTTTTCCTGTTTCTCCGGCTCGACCGGCTGCGGCTGCTTGTCCGCGAACTGATCACCCAGAGGCTGGGTATAAGTGTCAGTGGTTTCGCCAATTTCGGCAACACGGGGCTGTTCTGCCGGAGCAGCGTTCTCGATATCCATGGTGATTTCCTGTCTGAGAGGGTGTTTTAGGCTTTCAGCCGTGCATTCGCCTTCTCAAGCGAAGCCCGTATCTCTTTCCGGTCAATTTTCGGCTTTGACGGGGTTTTGAAGCGAGCCGGGTCATTGCCCACCTCAATGCATCCGTGCGCCTTGGTGACGGCACGGAAGGCAGATTTCGACGTGTAAGAGCGCCCATCGCAGGGATGCTCTGTTTCGTTCATTTCATCCCGAATAAACATCGGAGTTGGCAGGTCCGATCTTGCCTTTTCAGCCTGCGGTTTCGGGAAACGATAGACCTTGCGGCCATTGCCGAGGTCGATTTCAACGAGTTCGCTCATGCCGACCTCACCAACCCCGAACCAGCCAGAAAAAGGCCAAGAGGAACACGACAAACGAGCCATAGGCCAGATAAATCGAAGCCCGATAGGCCTTGTTCCAAAGGTCCTGAGCCACGAACTGGCTCATGCAGGCCAGAAAGCTTGCAAGGATCGCAGCATTTCGCGCCCACTCACCGCCGAAAATGATAGTCGAAGAAAGCGCAATCGCGGCAAAAAGGCACGCGCTAAACGCGAAGATCATCTTTTCAATCGGGTTCAAATCCCCTCTCCTTCTACGACAACGGGGCCTGCGCTGGCGGCTGCAATACGCTCTTGCTCCCGTACAGCCGCCTCACGTGTCCGAGCGGCCATTTCGAGTTGCACTCGCTCCATTTCCAGAGCGCCTTTTTCCATGTCCTGTTGATGCTTCTGCGCGTCACGCTGGGCTTGCTGTTCAGCAAGCTGCATCCGTTGGGCTACTTCAGCTTGCTTGGTTTGGGCATCCTGAGCCTTCAAAGCCATTTCGCCCTGCTGGCGGCGCTCATCGGCCTGCGCCTTCATGAGGATTTCTTGCTCACGAAGCTGGATATCTGCCCGCTTGATTTCTAGTTCACCTTCGAGGCGCTTCTGCTCGGCCTCAAGCTTGGCCTTGGCTTCCTCTGCCTGCGGATTGGGTTGCTGCTGGCCCGCCTTGGCTTCGAGCGCCTCCACAAAGGCGTCAATCTTGCCGTTTAGCTCTCTGCCAGCGCGATAAGGCGCGAGAACGAACTTCAGCATGGCTCCGGCGAGCGGAGCAGCTTCCGGCGCTTCCCTGACCAACTGCCCGAGCGCTGCGGCGGTCTGGGTGAAAACGCCCATGAATTCGTTACGGGCTTCCTTTTCGGCCTGTTCGTCTGGCTGAATTGTACTGTCCGTCTCGATATCGAGCGTGAAAGGCCGTATGCGCTGATCCCGAAGAACCTCCATGACCTGATCAATGGTCACGGTTGCAGAGAGCTTTTCAATCTGCTTCTGCGCCTGCTGGATGATCTGCTCTTGCATCTGGGCAAAAGCTGCCTGCGCCTGATCTGGGTTCTGCTGCGCCTGCTGGGCAATTTCCGGATTGGATTTTGCCTGCTCGGCTACTTCCTTCGCCTTTGCCTCAAGCTGTTGCTTCGTGCCTTCCTCAATTTCCTTGATCTGCTTCTTGATCGCGGCAGCGGTCGGAAGCTCCATCTGGCACATTTCTTCAATCGTCTTCTGACTGAAGTTTTCGGCGATGATTTCCGCACTGATGCGGGCCAGATCGCGGGCTACTCGTACAAGTTCCTGCTGCTTGTCACGAATGCGTACCGAACCATACTGGGCCTTGATGCTCTGGGCCGTTGCCGTTTCGTTGGCTTCCGTCGATCCGCGCATAATGTCGGACAGGCCCATGATCTGGTAAACGTCTTCAATCACCTGTTTGCGCAATGCGACAAGCGCGGTGATCGTCGTGACGATCATATCCACCGGGAGCCAGATGATGGGAGCGCCGTTTTCTCCAAACGCGGCCCAGTTGGAGACGGGAACCATGATTTTCCCGTCATCTTTCAACTTCATTGCCGTTTCCACGGCATCGCCCTGCTCACCGGCAGACGGATAGAAGCCCTTGACCTTTACCGCCTCGGAAAGCGCATGAATGCGTTTGGTGAGTTCCCTGATTTCCTCCAACTGATCCTTGTAATAGACCATATCGGGGATCGGGATTAGAGAGCGGCGGGCAAGCGTGCCGTAGGCTGGCTTCGGGCAAGGGAAAAAGCCTTCAAGGTTGAGGTGTGGCTTATCGATATCCAGCACCTTCTCGACACCCGGCGTCACCCAGATGACCTTGTTCAGTGTTTTCGACCAGATTTCCCAGACGCCAGCCTTTTTCAGGCCATCGTCAGCACCGTTCTGCTTGTCGTCTTTCTGGATCGAATATTCTGCATCCTGGTAGGCGTCGCCGCTTGTATCTCCGAAGCGCGCCTTCATTTCGTCTTTGGTCATCCAAGCACGACCAGCCACCCAACCTACATCAGGCCATTGGCGGGCGGGCTCATGCAGGAAGTCCTTGCGGTCCTTGTGCTCGATGCAAACGCGCTCTTTGCTGTTCTTGTTCTCATAGCGCACCCAAGGAGCCCCGCGAGACAGGATCGCCAAATCGTCGCGAATGCTGAGCATTACCTCATTGATGGCCGAAAGGTCGAATGAGACGACTGTGCAGCGTTCCAGCACCTCCGAAGTGGTTTCCAGCACCGGCTTGTTATCCGAGAACTTCGGCACAACGACAGGCACCGGTGGGCGGGCATAGATGGAAGGCGCAAGAACCTGAATATTCGCCCAGAAAAGCTGAAAATCGCGGTCGCGGTTGGTGTTCCCGAGCTTTTCCAGATCACCATAAAGCTCATCAATATTGTCTGCCGCGTCCTGATAAGGCTCAAACACCTTTTCAGCGTGCTCGATAACGCGCAGCCATGCCGTAGCATCTTCCGATTTTGGCAATGCTTCATCTTCTGCGGCCTCATCCGGCCCCAGTTCCAATTCGTCATCGATCATAGATTATCCAATCGCGTGCTTGCTCAAGGCCAACGCGAGCCGTTGCTTGAACGACGAAAACCGTTCTTTAAGCTCTGCGCTTGAAAGCGGCCTATCCAATATTTCCACTACATCGAAGCGGCCCATGTCTATCAGGGCATCGCGCAGCAGTTTGAGCGTTGGCCGGGCGTAGTACTGACGCCGTATGCTCATGAGATACTCGATATCGGCTTCGCTCATGGTCTACACCCTGATACGGTCGGATCGGCCTTCATCGACCGGCGGGATTTGCCACTGGGTCGCTGTCGGTTCGATCAGTTTTGGCTTTTCAGGTTTTGGCTCCGGCATCTTCAGCCCGCAATTCACTGCGAACTCACCGAAGGCGTCAGCCGCGTGGCTGTGCTCGTTATGGTTCGGGCCAAGATAAAGCCCCAGCTTCTCATTGACCTTCTTTGCGTACCGGCGAAGATGCGTCAGGCCCAGCATTACCCGCTTGGACTGATGAAACTCGCACATCGGCAGCAACTGGCGAACCGCGTTAATACGGTCCTCCGGGTTCTGCGCCACGCCACGCTTGATTTGCTTCAGCGGCAAGCCAAGCTGATTGACCGTCTGAATTCTCGACTTCGCCCCGTTGCCCCACTCACGCGTTCCGATATCGTGCGGAAAGAAATGGCGCTGATACTTGAAAGGCTTGTCTCGCCCCAGTTCCAGCATCGCCTCTACACGGTCCTGAAGGCCTTTCGTGTATTCCGGCATTGCTGACGGAATGATTTCCTGCGGCCCTAAATCCGAGCACTCGTAATAGTCGATAATTCGGACACGCGGCACGTCATCGATATACCGGACCTGGAGAAACCAGATGACCGTATAGTCATCCACGCCCAAATCCCATGAGGTGAACACCGGTAATGCTGGATCATAGGGGAACCAGCCTACGCGCCCGATCCGCTCCAATGCTGCAATGTGCTTGGCGTAATAAGCGCCTGCCGATATCCGTTCATAGCCGCCGCCCCAGACGTGTCCCGCCATTTCCGGGTCAGTGGCGTAATCAGTGTCCTTCTCCTCGATCAGGACTTGCGGTATCCATGGATTATCGTACCAGTTGACCTCGACAACGATAGAGTTCTTTGGCCGTTCACCGCCGAAAAAGAACTTGTCCACCGCGTCAGTCTCATAGCGCGTATTCCATGAGAACCAAATTTCCGAGCCTTCCTTACGGATCGTAGGGCGAAGCAGGCGCAGCGACTTCTCGGAAAAGGTCTGTGCTTCTTCCACCCATGCAATGTCAAAATCTTCCAACGACTTGATGTTTTCAGCGTTGTAAGACTGCATTCCCTTGAAAACGATCAAGGAGCCACGCGGCCCCCGGATTTCCGTTTCCAGTATATCGAAGTGCTTGCCGAGCCCGAGCTTCTGTATTTTTTGGATAAGAAGCTCCCTCACACTGTCCTTGATAGTCGCTTGCACTTCACGGATGCAAGCCACACGGGTTTTCTCCCGGTAGCATCGCGCTATGATTTGTTCGGCAAAGAAATGTGACTTCGCCCCGCCGCGCCCGCCGCGTGCCGCCTTGTATCGAGAGGGTTGCAGCAATGGAGCGAGCGCACGCGAAACCTCAACGTTTAGGATCGACAATGGTGAACTGAATGGCTGTTGGCTCGCCATCCTCCCCTTGCGGACCCGTCAATTCCATTTGCGACCGGTCGCCGTATCGCTTGGGTGCCATCTTCGACATGATCCACTTGCGTGTGTCGATGCGCAGTTTTGCGCGCTGCACGTCTTCCTTGTCCTCAAAGTCCGCAATTTCAAGAATGTCCTCGGCCATCGCTTCCATTTGAGCCTCGCGTGCGTGCGCGTACTGCTCACGAAAGTTCTTATCCTCAGAGAGCCATCTGAAAACCGTTGTCTGGCTTGGAATGCCTGTGTCACTGCAAACATCCCGCAACGACCTACCTGCTGCAATCTCTGCGCAAATGTAAGCCGCAAGCTCATCCGTGAATAACGTGGGCCTACCCATACCGACAGGTTGCCCCGCTCTCGCCTCCGCACGGTCCGCTATTGCCTTGATCTGCTCTGGCGTTGGACCTTTCTCTTTTGGCATACTGTTTCCTTTTCGCCGGTTTGAGCGGTCGAATGGTTATTCGTGCACTGTTCTCAGATTGTTGGAATGCGTATCGATACACCTGCGCATCTGCCGTCAACCGTATGAGCCGTGACAACTGTGTGGCCTTCAAACTTCGTGCGGGAATATCTTTCAATGGACGGAGAACCCGCAGCGGAAAGAAACCGGCGCATGTCCTCAATACGGAGACTTATAACAACCCGCTTACTGCATGAGATGTTTTGAGAGATTGAACCCATCAATCGTCCTCTCCGATGAGTTACCGGGCTTGCTTCACTTATCGCCTATATGAGGGGTACCACCCCGGAGCGGGGACGATGGTTCTAAGCCGCGAATGAAGCCTTGGCCCTAGCGCCCGGTGATCTAGGTCAGAATCTCCCGCTCCCTTTTGCGTGAGACGAAAAAAGCCCCGCGTGAGCGAGGCTGAAAAAAGGCAATAGGAAACTAATGTGCCGATGCGCGTATGGCGCGGCTGGGTTTGACCGGCGAGTATTCCCTCTAACGAGGTCCGCATCTGAACATCAAATCATCCGATTGCGTGTATACCCGAATTCGTGATAAAGCGCAAAGCGCTTTTTCAGGCTGCTGGGGATAGATCGTCTATTCTCGCCTCTATCGGGACAAAGCTGTTTAGCGCGTTCAGCAGCACCTTAATTTTTCCCGAACTGGTCACTTCTTCCACGACGCCGGTTATGTCGATGAATGGGCCACGCACCATAGAAACCTGCTGGCCCTTGGTGAATTTGAGCTTTGCTGTCGCCTTCTTCGTGCGGGCTTCTTCCTCGCGGTAAATGCGGGCTTCTCTGGTATCGTCAAACTGCATATCGCGTTCGGCCAGAAACAGGGCCTCGACGGCGTTTGCAGATACACGCACATATGAGCCGCCGCATTCAAGAACGCGCTCCACACCCTCGCAGCGGCGAAGTTTGAACCAATCCGCATTCCGCTTTGGTTGCGCGACAAAGAGATAACGAAGCATCAAGGCCCGTTCCTTGACGACACGGGTCTTTGTGCGCTTGTGGATGAACTCGGTGCGCTGGCGCGGCAGATAGGTTTCATATCCGGCGAGACGCAGATTGTTCGCAGCCTTCTCCTCGCACTTGATGTTTGTGCGGATCACATACCAATCCTTGTCTTTGCTGATGGTTGTTGCCGCCATGTCCGTTCCTCGCTGACTGGGGTTATGCTGCCTGTTTGTGTGCCGCGCTGAAAGGCTCAAGACCCTGCGCAATGCGGATTTCATCTGCCAGCGCAATCAGCCCCGGCATGGACATTCGTTTCCACTGGCCTTTGCCACGACGAACCTTTACGCCTCCGTGGGGCGCGCCAGCAACCTCATAGCCAAATTCAGCCAAGAAAGGTGCAAGCCCGTGAATGCTGGAAGATGTTCCCTGCTCAAACCGGCGAGCACCGTGCCGAGCGAGGTGTCCATTGATCAGAACTGTTTCAGGTTTCATGAGAGTGTTCCGTGCTTGACAAAACGGGCTGGGCGGCGGTTTTCATGGCTGATCATGGTGTGGACCCGTCGATGCGCATCTGCTTCGGAAATGCCCATGATCCGGCCTATTTCGAGCGTGTCCTTGCCTTCGCGCCAGAGACGGAAGGCTTCGCCGTAAATGGCGTCTTTCTCTGCCATGTAACGGGTGACTGGCTGGTGCATTATGCCGCCCTCCCTACCTTCTGGAATGTTGATGCGGTTGGAGAATTAGGAACGCGATCCAAGTTGAAATCATTGCCATTTTCTTTTGCCCTCGCCTTCAAGCGCGACATGCATGCTTCTTCGCTGGTGTCGCACTGATCTCGGCGCGTCTCCTCTGCTGCATTTTCGAGGCGCTGGCGGGCTTTCTCCGCTTCCCACTTTGCTGTTGCACGAGCACGGCTTTCGGGCGTCCATCCATCCTGAATTCGCTTACTGGCCTCGCGCTCGCGCCGCTGGCGTTCAGCATGCCGCTGAATATCCGTTTCAGCCCGACGCGCATTGATGATCGGTTTCATAATTTCGTCGCACAGGCCGCGAAGCTCAGGAGGCAAAGGCATCCACTTATGCCCGAGCGCGTTCTGCATCACTCGCTTAACTGCCTCCGATAGTGCGTAAGCTGTGACGCCATCGAGCGCCGATATAAAGTTCTCAACCTCGGCCCGACGAATGTCAGCCTTTTCAGCGTCTGTCAGACCTTCAGGAAGTCCGCGTGAAGGCAAGGCGTAAAGGCGTCTCATTGCCTGCTGAATGTCCTGCAGGTTTGCCAGCTTCGCATAATGATCGTTCGTCGCCATCTGGTTCTGCATTGCGCTGCTCCAGTTCTTGACCAAGCCGCATCCACATCACGCGGGGGTCATCCAGATCGGGATTTATGGGGGTTTTTGCGCTTTCGCGCCCTGCTGGCGCTACGCGATTGTCGTACCGGCCTTCGAGAAGGCGGGTGAAAGATTGCTGCTGAAGGAGAAAATCCAGATCAGCGCGAAAATCACCTTTGCGACCCAGACAGAAATCGCTCGCCTCGACCTTTGCCAGAGCTTCAAGCCAAACCGGCAAGCCGTGAGCTTTGAGCAGAGAAGCGAGCTTTCGCTTTCGCGCATCGTTCAGGACACGGACAGCGGGCAATCCGCACCGAGAAGCCAAATCCGAATAGGCTTCGAGAGCTTCCGAAACATGGTCCTGCTTTTTTGCGCGCTCGCTAACATCTGAACGAAGTGAAGATGTATTATCTGTATTTGTATCTGTATGGTCGCACGGTGGAGATTTTAAGCCTTTGTTTTTATTGGGTTTGGACCTGTTTTCGGCCTGTTTTTCCGTGAATTTTCTCGTAGTTTCGAGTTCGATAACTGCGCGTTTATTCGTCAAAAACTCGCCGTTAATCTCGATTTTGCCCACGGCAATGAGTTCACCGCGCAGTGAGTTCCACTTGCGAAGCGTGCACCCGAGAAGGCCAGAAATGTAGCGGGCATCGTCTGGCAGATTTCCGCCCTGCATGTAGATCAGATCGAGGACAAGGCGATAAGCCGCCTTTAGTTCAAAAGGCATGCCAATGGTGCCTTCAATGAAGTCTCTCGGATATGCCTTGTAATATGGAAGCCCATTCATGCCGCCTGCGCCTCCTCGGCGCGCTGCAAGATGACGACGCACTCCTCTTTCAAACCGGCATCCCACGTCATTGTGAGGCGTTCGCAAAGGCTGTCGTTCTTGATGACCTTGTAATGCTGGAGAACGTCCAGAAGCGCTTTCATTCGGTTGTCGAGGTCCATGCGCTTATGGGGACGCTTCAATGCAACCTGGATGCTGAATGGGCCTTCAATGAACTCGTTCTTGCCATTGAGGAAATAGCCGCAGTCACTGCGCCACTTCGCATATTCCGGTGACAGGCGGCGTTGCTTGCCCCAGCCGACATAGATATCCCAGACAGAGGGAGGGAACGGGAGCGCGAGCTTGATCATGCCGCCTCGCCTTCTGCCTTACGGGCTTCGATCTGCTGTTCGATGAGTTTAACAACCTGCTTGCGGTGCTGAAGAATGAATTGATGCTGCGCGATCCAGTTTTCCGGCCGCGGCGGCTTTGAGCGCTGGCCTTTGCGAATTAGGTCTTCCATCGACCATACTTCGCCTTTGGCGATATCGAGCATCTGGCGCAGGGAAAGCATCAGAGCCTCACGCAATCCGATAGGTTTGCGAGCCGCCCGGAAACAAATCGTCTCCTGTAGCCGCCACCACACCATTTTCGATGAGCCATTTCCCGGAGGCAGGCCCCACCGACTTGCCGTCTGGCAGCGTAAAATAAACGAAACCGCCGCCCTTTATGGCTTCTTCCGTCTGCGATACCTCGCGAGCAAGGGTTGCCCCCCCCATAGAGACGGCCAAGGGCTGGCTTCACGTAATGCGGTATTTTCTGGGCTTCCATTACATCCTCCATGCGAGATAGAGGCCGATCAAACAGACCAGCAGGATTGTCAGGAGAGTTGAGAG